TTATACCGATTTGGGGTCGGTGCGCTGTGATTCTGAGATGGCCACGATCGTTGCGATCAGCCGCAAGATCTGTAGGTCGGCCTCAGTGAGGTCGCCCTCGTACTGACCGTCCACCGTCATCATGCCGTCGGGCTCCTCGCCAGCCTGAGCCGTGACTGAGATGAAGGTCTCGTAATCACGCGGGCGCGAGGCATCCCAACCGGGCGGAGGCTCTCGATCAATGTTGGGGCAGAACCTTGAGCTGTCTTGCGCGAGCATGTCGAGGACCTCGCCACCCGCTTCGCTATTCCCTGCGAACTGTGTCTTCGGAAGCGTGCCCGTGCTTCCAGCAGGAACGAGAGTTGGGTGGTCGCCGGTGAAAATGAGCTTGAAGTAGTTGGCCCGCAATCTTGATGCGTACTCGCCGCCGATTACTTCCTTCGCGGTGCTGAGGGCCTGCTGGCGGAGCTGAGCTGCTTCACCTTCAAGGGCGCGCGAGCTGCGTCGGGCCAAGATGACCCGCCCCAGCTGCTTCATGAGCGGCGTGAGGCTGCGCTCCACTAGGAAGAGGAGTTCCTCGCGGCTTTCGAGGCGTACCTCGAAGATCCGATCCTCGACGGCTGCGAGAGCCCTATTCGATTGTTGCTTGTCGACGATGGGCAGGATCGCCGCAAAAAGCAGCCCCACGATCCCGACGGCGAGACCGGCACCTTGCATCTTCACGTCGTTGGAAAGCTGTCCCACATATGGGCCGACCAGGGCAACGATTCCGCCGGCTACTGAAACGCCTATGCGCCACCAGCGCTCTAGCCAGTGCGCTGAAGCAACGAAATTCCCCATCCCGCCAGTGTAGCCAGCAGCTGACGCTGCTCAGACCTAGGCCAAGACGATCAAACATAGGCATTGAGCCGTTCGTGGCACGTAGTCCAGAAAGGAGGGTGGGCGGGTTCGCCCACCCTTCTATCTAAGGTCTAGAAACCGCTAGTGAACTTCGGGTTGATCCCCTCATGGCGGATACCTGACAGTTCCTGTGCGATAGACAGTAGGGCGGCCACCTCTGCGGCCTTGAGCCGTTGGTCGACAGTTAGGTGGTCCTGGCGATCGAACGACCCAGAACTCTTCCCCTCGGCGGCTCCGATAGCTGCAGCGAGGCTGTCCCAAGCGCTGGCGTAGTCATTAGTCATCGCGTAAACCTTTCATTGCACGGGCCCTGAGTAGCCCATAGATCTCCAACGTAGTGCCTAGATGAAAACGCAGCCGAGTCCCGGGATACGTTCGCGATCATCGAGTGTTCAGGACGTCCCAGGCGTTCGCTCGGGCGAGAACACCTAGAGATGTCAGAGTCTGCTCTGCGTCGTGGAGTAGTATCGCGCGCATCCTTAAGCCGGTCGTCTTGATCGCTTGTTCCACGTCGATCCCGAAGTACGTTCCCAAGCACCTCATGAGGAGTCGAGAGAGGTCAAGGAGCGGAAGGATCAAGGCCTTGACGCTCTCGTCCGTCGAGCCCTCCTGCCCGTGCATAAACCACTTCTTGGAGTGTGTGGCCGCCGAGCCGATTACCCAGTTGAAGTGGATGTCAGGCGTGTAAGTGCGACTAGCGCCTGTGGTCCCGTCCTTATCGAGATCCTCCCGAAATCCGGCCCAGGTTATGCCGGTGAGCAGTTCCGGTCTCGATTGCTTGCGCGACATCTCGAAGCCAGCACCTTCGAGATAGGTAATGAACTGGTCAGTGTGCTCGCGCAAGCGCAGCTCGTCCTCGCCTGGCGGGCCCGCAAAGGACCGGAACCCGTCCAGCGCTCCCACTCGCGTCTTCACGTCTAGAGCAGCCATGCGCACGAGGCGCTGGTCGGTGCTGAGGTCTGAGTCGAAAGTCCGGCAAAGGACGAGAACCCCCTCGTGGATTGATCGTGACATTGAAGTCGCCGGGTAGGTCCGCAGCGTGTCTCGTTCGAGAAGGGCAAGGACTCCCTCGAGGTACTCGTCCATGATGATCAGCGCGTGTACGACGTTGTGCACTGACGAATTGAGGAGACCGATCAACGCAACTTCCGCATGCTCGTGAGTGGAACGCACGAAAACTTCGTCTGCATGGCGAGTCGATGGTGCCGGACGAAGGGGCAAGACTTCCTCTGCGACTTCTAAGAGTGCCCGGTACCCGGCGCGTTCCCCTTGGAGAGCAACCCTTGCTCTGTCCTTCAGCGTCTTCTGCGGCATCCGCTCATCCTCTCAGTGTTGTCAGATGGGCGCACCCAGTCGCAGCGCTCGCGGCCTGTCTCTACTCCGCCGCTGCGCTCGCAGGCGTTGGACGAGCATCGGATTCCATGCCAGGGCGGCCTCGCAGTCGAGCAGCTGGTTGACGCGCTGGTAGAACGCAGTCGGCGTCATGTTGAAGAGCTGTCCGATGGCGGTCTCGCGGGCGCCTTGGTGCTTGTAGTGCGTGCCGGCCATTGTGAGCATGTGCTGGTCGCGCTCAGTCGATGGAGTTGAGGACATGCCGTTCCTTTGCATCGAGATGAGTGAGGCGGTCCCAGAGAACATCAGGCGTTACCCAGAGCTCATCCGCGATCTCCCAGAGGTTGTTCCTCGACCAGCAGCACGCGGCGATAAGGTCCTCGAGCGTGATCAGCCGGCGCGCCACGACGACCCGCACCATGTGTTCGATGCGCGGCGGCTGGTGGCCGCGGTGGCCCATCCTGATGTGCTGCAACTCGTGCGCCAGGGCGCAGCGCCGCTCGACCTGCAGGAGCCACTTGTCCATGAGGATCCGGTCGACGCCGTTCGTCCGGGCGTGCACGCCTTCAGGTAGCTCCACCCACTCGACGGTGATGTGCGAGAGGGATCGGAGTTCACGCCAAGGGTGGGTTGAGACCATGTCCCTCAAGGTAGGGAGCGCCAGTGACGTTATTGGTTGCGGATGTGAACTACATGCGTGTAACTCGATCGCGCTCGCAGGTGCGCCCTTCTACTCCTGCGAGCCCTCGGCGGCCTCGTCCTGCAGCCGGCGTACGCGCCGGCCTTGACTCTCCTGGCCGGTCTCATACGCGGCCAGGTCGACGTCGTCTTGCGTCGTGTGGGTGTCGCTCGGTGCAGGGCTTTCCCCTACTTGGCTAATGGGGGCGGTACTGACATTCCCACCACGCTCCTCTGTTCGCATCGTAGACAAGACCGCACTGATGATGCGGCGGTCACGCTCGCTCAGGTCGAGCGAACGGCGAACAGCAACTTCCAAAGAATCCTCGTCCGGGCCAAGATCGATTCCCAGACTGGCAAGGGCGGCCTGCGCGACTCTGCCCTCGCTGACGTCGAGTACCGCTGCCAGCCCTTTTATGAGTGAGCCCTTGATCGAGTTGAGAGGCTGGTTCTTCAGCCGCGAGAAGTTTGACTTCGCGATCTCGAGGTTCATCCTGCCGGCCCGGTCCGCGAGGTCGCGGTCGGACCAGCCGTTCTTCTCCTGGACCCTCTCGATGAGGTCTCCGAGGGGATGTCTGCTGTTCACGATCAAATCCTCTACGGGATGTACTCGGCTTCCTAACTGCGTGGACACCGGCATGTACGAACTAGTGGGCACTAGGAATCGTACAAAGAGAACCCACCCTTTCCCTGTGGGGGCGCGGTTTAAGGGAAGAAAAGTGTGCCGGGGGTCTTGTGGGGTGGGCACCACAGGGTGTTACGCTATCCGTATTAGTGGACACTACGGACAGGAATATGTATCGTGAGACACATCAAGTTACCCACTCCGATCGGAGAGATTTGGATGGAAGTTCGAGACGTCAAGAAGCTGCAGAGGCTGATGATCGTCCAGGACGTCTCTCAGCGCCAGCTTGCAGTGGTCGCCGGATACAAGACGCACACCTACATGGGCAAGATCCTTCGAGGTGAGGCCAAGACGCTCAACACGGAACCCGCACTCCGCATAGCGAAGTTCCTCGGGGTTGGCGTGGAGGACCTTTTTTTGACCAAGGTGTCCACGAATGTTGACCAATCTGGACGGAAAGCAGTAAGCCCAAGGGCATCTCTTCGGAGCGTGACCCCAAAAGCGCAGCTGGTCTCAGTCTGACGGGAGCTCAGCTCCACGAGCGGTTCGCTCACCTGCAGTACCAGGTTCGATTGGCCTATGCCGATGAGGATTGGGGCCGCTTGGTGAGTACCACCGCAGAACTGTCCGACCTCTCCCAGATGCTGCGGGACGCGGAAGCGGAACCAAAAGAATAAACAAGCGGCCCGGCACCTATCCGCCAAGAAAGATTGCCGAGCCGCTCCTCAACCAAGACGCCTCCCCGTGGGGGACGGCGAGAGTCTCGATCACAAGGAGGATATGCAATGCGCTGTTGCCTTGCACCACTCGCTTTCCCTTCACCCACCACTCGTCCCGCTACTCACGGCGGCCGGCGATGAGCCAGTACGGATCCAAGCCCGGACTCGGCAAGCGATACCGCGATCGCATTGCCTTTTTCGAGTGCAACTGCGGCTTCACTGTCGAGTGGTCAGCGATCAAGGGCCGGGCTCAGAACGAGGTGCCGGTACCCCCGGAGTGCGTCGCCCCGATCAGTGAACATAAGGCGTCCTGCGCCTTCCATGCTTCCGCGCGGGCTGAGGGTCCTTCCACAGCCCAGCCCGTCGCGGATCCCGTCAGCGAAGTGGCTGCGCTCCCCCAGCCGCCGGCTGCTGCTGACGACCAGGTGCTGGATGCGCTGCTGTCCCCCGGCAGCGCATCCAGCTCCCTCCAACGCCTGGGCAACGGTCATCTGCTCTGCCACACGTGCAAGAAGGCGTCGATGGAGACCGACCTGACGGCGATGGCGGAGTTCGAGGCTCGTCACAGGCACCACGACAAGGAAGACCTGAGGGCCCCTCGGTTCTTCGCAAAGGCCGAGCCGGCGAATGCCAGTCCGAGCGCGTTCGCGGCGAAAGCGCTGACCGAGCGCCAGGTAGCCGCGTTCAACAGGTTCTCCGCCGGGGCGCACCGCTTCGACCGCGAGCTGGCCGTGGTCCGCACCCTCGACCGGACGGCCCAGCTCGATGCCGGCCTAGTCCACCTCGAGGCCGCCTGGGCCGAGCTGGAGCGCGAGTACTTCGAGCTCCACGCGCACATCGCACGCTTCGTGGCCCGCGAGTACTACTCCCGGGACCACACGGCGGCCGCCGTCCTCCCCCAGAACGCAGAAGCGGCCAGCTAGTTCGAGCTAGCTGACCGCGTAAACCGACCCATTCTCAAAAGGAAAGTTCATGACCACGATACAACCCTTCACCTTCGAAGGTCACGAGGTACGGACGGCGACCGTCGACGGCGAACCATGGTTCGTCGCCGCCGACATCCTCGCCACCCTCGACCTCAACCGATCATCGGTCGCACTCCTCGACGAGGACGAGAGGGGCGTACACAGTGTGGACACCCCCGGCGGCCTCCAGTCGATGTCGCTCATCAACGAAGCCGGCCTCTACTCCCTGATCTTCCGAAGCAGGAAGGAGCAGGCCAAGGGCTTCAAGAGGTGGGTCACCCACGAGGTCCTCCCCGCGATCCGCACCACCGGCCAGTACTCGCCCCTCCCCCAGCTCTCCCAACAGGAGCAGGTCCTCGCCCTCGCACGCCAGGTCATCGACCAGGCAGAGCAGCTGCAGCTCGCCGCACCCAAGGCCGAAGCTTTCGACGAGCTGATGGAGACTCAAGGCCTCTACAGCATGGAAGCCGCAGCGAAAGCGATCGGCTACGGCCGAAACGTCCTCTTCCGCGAGCTGCGCCACCTCGGCATCCTTCAGGGCAACAACCTGCCCTACCAGCGCTACATGCACCACTTCGAGATCAAGGTCGGAACCCGCCGCAACCGTGCCGGCGAAACCGTCCCCACCCACACCACCTGGGTACGCCCCTCCGGCGTCGACTACCTCCGCCGGAAGCTCGCCCAGTCCCAGCAGGCCGTCGAACGGGCGGGAGTCCTCGTATGACCGTCGACCAGCTCATCACGAAGGCCCGCCACGCCATCGAAACCGACCAACCGAACCTCGCCCGCATCTACATGGCCAAGGCACTCGCGGACATCGCGGCTTCGAAGCCGAACCGGAACCCGTTCGCTGAGTTCATGCAGCGCGTCACCGACGGACTCGACCACTTCATCGAGGTGATGTGCAGCTTCGGCGCCGCCGTCGACAACGCAAACCGGCGGACGCAGGCTGACTTCGCGCTCGTACCCATGCCTCTGCTGCCTCTGCATACAGCCCCGGCCATGAATCGGCTGCCGACCTTTGTCACCCCGACCATCACCAATCCCCACCTGGCCCAAAGGATCAGCCATGGATCTTGAGTTCTACGAGCCCGCCGAAGCAGCCCAGCTCATGAAGTGCACGGAGAACTTCCTCCGGGAGCAGGCCTACGAAGGCAAGATCCCACACCTCACCTGGGGCAAGGGAAAGCTCGTCTTCACCAGCGAGCACATCCGCGAGATCGCGGTCCTCCGCACCCAGCCGGTCCGCACCGCGGCACCCGCCACCCATGCCGAGCAGATCAGCGCCAGCAGCTCCGCCAGCGTCCGCCAGATCGGCACCCGAGCCCAGAAGCGAGCCTGACATGCACGCCACCATCAACCGCACGGCCGCCCTCAACATCGCCCTCACTCTTGCGCTCGCCGCCGCGGCCGTCATGTACCTCAGCACGGCCGGCGTGAACCACAGCGTGAACACACTGTCGGCGCTCGTCGTCGCTGTCTCCGCCATCGTCCTCTCGCACAATCTCTGGAAGTGACCCCATGACCGTCGAATCAGCCCCCGTCCTGGAGATCGCCGAGCGCCCTACCGCCGACCTCGTCCTGAACGCGGAGAACCACCTCACCCGCTCCCTCCTGCTCACCCAGGACAACCAGCCCGTCCACGCGCTCGCGCAGCTCCGCGCCGCAGAGGGCTTCCTCCGCACCTACATCGAGATCGAGATAACGAAACCATGACCCGCCTTCCAACCACCAGCCCGAGCGACGGTAGCGGCCGCCTCATGATGCTGAACCGGCCGCTGAGCCCGTCGCCCCGCTGCGAGGAGCTGCGCCACCCGCGCGCGACCGTCAGGCCAAACGGGGACCAGTGGATCGTCACCGTGTGGGACGCGCCCTATGAGATCTCCGAGACCGAGGGCGCCGTCAGGAACTTCACGAACCGCGCAGATGCCCTCGCCTGGGCGAGCATGCATGTCGGTACCCACCGGATGGCCGCGGGCCAGATCTCCTACCGCCGGGAGGTGTCCCGTGCCGCAGCAGCCTGAACCCAAGCCAAGGCCGCAGATAGGGGCCGAGCGGTGCCCGTCGTGCAACGTGCCGGTGCATCCACTGAACGGAGACTGCCGGTGCAGCGAATGATGTCCCCCGACGGCAGCCAGCGCCTGATGACGTTGGCGCGGCTCAAGCAGCAGACCGCGAACGAGGCGATCTCCCCAGCGGAGCTGGAACGGCTCGCCAGCATTGCGCCCGGCTTCATCACCTACCTCGAGCGGCGCCGCCGCCAGCGCGTCCACCCACTCGGCACCCGCTGGCGCGAGTACGTCAAGTAGCTCCCCACCTTCTTCGAACGGAACCCACCATGATCAAGCTTCACCTGACGGGAGCATGCGCCCCGTGCTGACCCTGACAGACATGTTCTGCGGCGCCGGCGGCTCCAGCACCGGAGCCACCGAGGTCCCCGGCGTCACCGTCAAGAGCGCCATGAACCACTGGCAGCTCGCCATCGACACCCACAACAGCAACCACCAGGACGCCGCGCACCTATGCGCCGACGTCTCCCAGGTCGACCCCCGCTACGTCGCCAGCTCCGACATCCTCTGGGCCTCGCCTGAGTGCACCAACCACTCGGTGGCTAAGGGCAAGAAGCGCGGCACGAACCAGCCGGATCTCTTCGGCGACAGCCTGCCTGACGAGGCGGCCGACCGGTCCCGCGCCACCATGTGGGACGTGCCCCGGTTCGCCGAGCACCACGGGTACAAGATCATCATCACGGAGAACGTCGTCGACGCCGCGAAGTGGGTGATGTTCGACGCCTGGCTGATGGCCATGACGTCCCTCGGATACGACCACCACATCGTCTACCTCAACAGCATGCACGCGCAGTTCGGCGGGCTCCCGGCGCCGCAGTCCCGCGACCGCATGTACGTCGTCTTCTGGCGGAAGGGCAATCAACGCCCCGACTTCGAGAAGTACTTCCGCCCGAAGGCGTACTGCTCGGGCTGCGACCAGCTGGTAAACGCGATGCAGATCTTCAAGAAGGCCGAGCGCTGGGGCCGCTACCGCGCCCAGTACAACTACCGCTGCCCGAACACCGCCTGCCGCAATCAGATCGTGGAGCCAGGCTGGCTGCCGGCCTCCAGCGCCATTGACTGGTCGATAGCCGGAGAGCGCATCGGCGACCGCGTGCGGCCGCTCGCGCCGAAGACTCTGGCCCGGATCGAGGCAGGCCTGCGGAAGTACCACGGGCAGGCCATGCACCTCGAAGCAGCAGGGAACCAGTACGACTCCACGGACCCGCGCCGCGGTGGGGACTACTACCGCATCTGGCCCGAGACGGACCCGCTGCGGACCCTCCACACGTCGCTCTCGAAAGGCCTCGTCGTCGACGCCGTGCGCGGCGCCCCGGTCATCTCCGGTACGGAGGATCCTTTCCGGACGCAGACGACGTCGTACACGCGCGCCCTGCTGATGCGGAACAACACCGGCGGCGCCGAGATGACGACGCCGGCCACTGAGGTCATGCGCACGCTGACCACCGCGGGCCACCAGTCCCTCCTGATCCCGGTCGAGGGGCGCGAGGGCAAGAGCGCGGCCAGCGTGCACGCGGCGATGCGCACCATGACGACGCGCAACGAGACGGGCCTGCTTATGTCCTACTACGGCAACGGCGGCATGAAGCCCGTCGGGCACCCGATCGACACCCTGAGCACCCGCGACCGCTTTGCAATGATCACGACGCTGCGCGGCACGAACGCTCCGAAGGACGTCACCGAGCCCCTGGATACCTTCGCGGCGAACGGCACCCACCACGCCCTCACCGAGTGGAAAGTCCCCGACGTCGAGGACTGCCTCTTCCGGATGCTCGAGCCCCACGAGATCAAGCGCGGCATGGCCTTCCCCGCCGAGTACAAGATGCTCGGCAACAAGCGGGAGCAGGTCAAGATGTCCGGCAACGCCGTCACCCCGCCGGCCGCCCGAGACCTGATTGCCTGTGCTGCGGAGTCGCTGGGGGTGGCGGCATGAGCAAGCTAAGCCTCATCGACCTCGCGGGTAAGCAGTCCGTTGATGAAGAGCGCGAATGCGCTAAACATCGACCAGAAGCCGATGGTTGCCCACCAATCAGCAGCAGGGCTGGGACCGGAGGTGCCTGTCGCGACCAGGACGCAAGTGAAGGTCGCCGTCAGGCTCGCCAAGATGGCGATGACTCGGACTGCGAAGCGGGTCACGCCCCAGGCAGTCTTCAGCTGGCCCTTGACCGTTCGTGCTTCGAGAACGAGGGCAATCAGCAGGGTGGGGAAAATCTGAGCGAGGAGCTCAGCGGAGTCTTTCGTGACCGTGATCATCATGCGCTGAAGCCTATCCATCAGGCATCGACCCGAATGAACGACGACCTCGCACCGGTCCCACGGGTCGCCGTACCGCACGCGTGCGGTGGCCCGGCCTGCACCTTCTGCGAGTGGTCCAACCCACCGCTTGAGCTGCCGGATGCACTCGACACAATCAGCACCCAGGAAGCGAGGACGGCGCCGTGACCGCGGAACCAGCACCACAGATCCCCATCGGCAAGGCGTGGCTCGCGCACGGGCTGGAAGGCGTGCCCAAGCTGAAGCTCCAGGGCCCGGCGCTGGTCGACGGCCGGAAGCACTACCTCTTCGAGTACAACCTTGACGGGCAGCCCCGCCAGTACTCCATCGCCGCCGAGACGTTCTGGTCCACCCGGCCCGCGCTCGCGGACCACGGCAGGATCCGCGTGGGCGACATGGGCAAGGGCGACGTCGTCTACCCGACGAATAGCTTCAACCCCGCACTTCGGGTGATCGAGGACATCAAGGACGACGGCGGTCTCTACCCGCGCCGGGTCATGGTCTACCACCGCCTGGGCGAGACGGTCTCGAAGTCGACCATCGCATCTGCGGGGACGAAGTGGGTCCTGCACAGGAAGGGGACCCGATGAACGCCCTCGAGATCACGGCAGCCATCATCGCCTACCTGTTCCTCGCCGCCGTAGGCATCGTCTCGGTCGGCGCCGTCGTGACGGGCCAGCCGAAGCCGTCCCGTGCTCCCGTGGCGGGCGAGCCAGCTCCCGCCCTGCCAGCAAGCGCCCCTGACAGCCTCGTGGCCGTCTACATCGCCGGCCCGATGTCGGGCCTGCCGGACTTCAACTACCCGGCATTCCACGAGGCGGAGAAGCAGCTGCAGGCCGCCGGGTATCGCACGCTGAACCCGGCCCGTAACCCGGAGCAGTCCTCGTGGGAGGGCTACATGCGGGCAGGCCTGAGGCAGCTCCTGCACGCAGACGCAATCGCACTCCTGCCGGGCTGGGAGCGAAGCCCTGGCGCGAACATCGAGAAGCAGCTCGCCTTCGACCTCGGCCTCGGCGTCGGAACCGTGGACAACTGGATCACCATCGCCACCAAGATCGGACCCCACCGTCCCGAGTCGCCGTACCGGGCGGTGAGCGGCCGTGGATGAGTATCTGCTTGAGGCACTAGAGGCCGAACATGTTGACTTCCTCACGAGCGAGCTGGACCGACTCGGACTCGACGCCGATCCGGCCGCTTTCAAGCTGACCATCGACGACGTAACGACGGCACTCGGCGTTCGCTTCACCCTGGACGGCTGGCTCCGCGTCGCGGCCGAGATCATCTCGGTTCGAGTGGCAGTGAAGTACGTCGTCGACACCGTGCTCATGCGAGGGCTGATCGACGACCTCCCCGCCCCCACTGATTCCCGTGAGCGGGCGCTGCACCTGCGCAAGCACCGCAACACGGGCCCCGCCAAGAGCGTCCCGGGCGCTCGCCGCCAGTGGGGAGGCTCGCGATGACCTCCGATGACCTCGCCTCCGACATCCAGCAGTGGCAGGACAACCAGTGGGGCATCGAGTGCCCGGACAAGCCCGCACGGTCCGCCGTCGACCTCGCGCAGCACCTAACCGCTGCCGGGTGGCAGCGCATCACCGGCGGCATCTCCCACCTCGTCCCCTGCCAGGCGGTCCTCGTCTTCGACTCCGGGCACAGCATGAGCGGCCACATCACCGAGGTGAAGCAGACCGGCGACATGCAGGAGATGACCTTCCAACCGCGCTCGCAGTGGACGGACATCCGCGCCGACCATCTGGCAGAGGCGCCCGGTGGCTGACTCGAACTTTTGCCCCTACTGCCCTTTCAAGCACCCCGTGTCCTCGCTCGTGCAGGACCACATCCGCATGCACCACCCACAGGAGAGCAAACCATGACCACCGAGACCAAGACATCGAGTCGTCCGCCTGAGAAGACCGCCTGGTGGGCGGTCTGCGATGGGTGCGAGTGCGTGACCGTCGTCGTCAGGCATCCGGACACGAAGGCAGACACCCCAGAGCCGGAGGTGTGGGATACGCCGGGGAGCTGCCCCGTATGCGGCGCGTTCATCGCCAATCAGTGGAACAGCGACGCGGCCTCGGCGGTGCGACTGTGAGCACCGATACGACGACCCTGCCCGTCGCGCTCGCCGACTTCGAGGTGGGTGACGAGCTGCTCTTCGCTGACCGCCGTGAGTGGTGGGCAGTCAGGGCGCTCGCCGCCGACCGGCGCTACGTCATCTTGACGACGATCGACCGCACCGGGCCCGCAAGCTTCGGGGCAGTCCTCTACACGATCATCGATACCGAGGAGCTCGTACGCGGCCCACTGAACGTCATCGGCGGCGGCATGGGGATCAACACCACCGAGGGCCCGGACGAACACATCGACGACACGGTACGTCTCCTCGAGAACGGCTTCGAGGTCTCCCACCGGTCACGCGTCGACCTCCTCGTCGACGGCGTCCGCCCGTCGCGCGCATACGGCCCGGTCATCCGCGGCGACCAACTCAGCGCCGCCGCCATGCAACAGGTTTGGCACTGGCTCAAAGCTAATGGCTGCCGCTGGCTCTTCCCCTCCGACGCCGTGATCCGAATCAAGGGCAAACACGTCGAGGTCGAGTGCTACACGGTCCGCAACACCCGCCAGACCCTCACCCTCTGGCCCAAGCATTTCCCCCTCGACTGGACCATCCCCACCAAGACCCGACGCTTCCGCATCCGCCACCCACTCAACCCCCCGCGCTCGCAGCACCAGGCGCCACGGTCAGAGGATCCACGCCCATGATCATCGACGTCAACACGCTCGACTTCCGCCGCGCGCTGCAGTCTGTAATCCCTCACGCGAGCACTGACGCGAATACGCCGTCGATCTGCGGCGTGAACTTCACGGCCACGACGAGCAATGTCTTCCTGACTGCCACGAACCGGTACACCTTGGGCCACGCGATTGCCAGCCTGTGGGAGGCCAAGCGGCTAACTGGCGACCCGAATGACGACAGCTTCATGCTCACCACCGACACCGCGAAGGAGCTACTCGCTCTCTTCAAGTCCGGAGGTAAGCAGGACGACGAGGAGATCGGGGAGGCCCTCCGCATCACGGTGGATGAGGAACACATCCGCTTCCTCGACGTAGGCGGGCTCTTCCCAGGCAAGCTGCTCCAGATCCCACGGCAGGAGACCGAACCGTTCCCGGTGAAATGGGCGGCTCGCTTGATGTCCGCCATTGAAGCCGAGGTCGTCGTACCGGACCGCCTCGCCACACAGGGCAAGTACCTGCGCCTCTTCTCATCCGCCGGCGCCGCCTATGGCGAACCGCTCCTCATCGAACCGACAGGCGACGTCGGCCAGATCCTCATCTCTTGCGGGGAATCGTTTCTGGGCCTCCTCATGCCCGTGCGCTCCTCCGACGAGACAGACCTCGCAGGGAAGCTCCTCGAATGGCGCCAGGGCTGGCAGAACCGACTCCCGGACCTCGCGCTCGCGATGCCTGTGGCGACGAGGGGTAAGGACTTCCTGCAGGGGAAGGGCTTCCACGGTCCGATCATCATTTCGGCCGAAGAGGTGTCGGCCTGGGCGGAGCAGAACACGGTCGACGACGAGGAAGACGACGATGACGATCAGCCCGCCGAGGATGCAGGCGAAGATCTCGACCTCATGCGGCGGGCCGTCGAAGTCGTCGTCACCACCCAGTTCGGATCCACGAGCATGCTGCAGCGCAAGCTCCGCGTCGGCTTCGCAAAGGCCGCCCGACTCATGGACCTTCTCGAATCCCGAGGCATCGTCAGCCCCGCAGAAGGCACGAATGCCCGCGCCGTCCTCCTCCCCGCCGACAAGCTCCAGGACGCCCTGAGCCTGATCGGGGGCGAGGAGTGATGCCAGCACCCGTGCAGATCACCGAGCGCCTCGCTGCCGCAGGCAAAGCCCTCCAGGCAGCGTCACCGGCCGGAGCTCCCCCGTACAAGGGCTACGAGCCCCGCTGGGCAGCACGAGCCAGCGCCGCAGTCGAAGCAGCCGACACCAGCGACGCAGCACGCGGTATCCGCCGCGTCCGCGCCGACGAGACCGCCATCGAATGCGTCGCCCGAGCCATCAACCAGGACGGCGCCTACTGCGGCAACTGCGACTGGGAATCCGGCTGGGACGCCTGCACCGGCTGCCAAGAAGTAACCACCCGCTACGCACGCTCAGCGCTCGCCGTACTGACAGGAGACGCACGATGAGAAGAGACGCCGTAGATCTGCATCAAGCCAATGTCGGCCAATTGATCCTCGCCATCGGGCACGACGGAGCGCGGAAGGCATTCGAGAAGGTCGGCGACGACGAGTGGCAGCGTATGGGCGCTGGCGTCAACTACTCGGATGCCGGCGTGCGGGCCTGGGCGTACGACTGGTGCGACCTCGAGCAGCGCCAACCGATCGAAGTCCCATCGAACGTCGCCGTCGAGCGACTGCGCGCGAAGCTCGGTGCGGCCGCGTCCTCTGAGCGGCAGGCCAGCGCATGAGCGGCAAGTTGGCGGCAACCTTCCACGGCGCCGAGCCGGATCCGCAGACCGCGCAGCAGCTGGCGGTCGCGCGGGCCTACGTGGCCCGGGTGAACGAGTGCCCGTACCTGCACACGCACACAAGCCTCTACTGCTCGAAGTGCGGGTGGTTCGCCGACAGCCCCATCATGGCGCTTGTCGCTGAGGTGGACAGGCTCACCGCGACACCCGCCGGCGGGCAGCCCTCCGCAGTCCACGTGCCCGGACACGAGTGGCCCGAGCTCGACCAGCACTACATCCGAGCCACCGACGCCACCACCGCGCTCGCCGTGTACATCGACCAAGAGAGCGGCCGGGCGATTCCGGAGCATGAGGCGGGCAGGAAGGTCCGCGCCAAGCGCCTCAGCGAGGCGGAGATCGCCGCCGAGCTGTACCGGGCCGAGTGGACGGTTCTGCACCACAGGATCACCGGCCACGAGCTGTCCGAGCGCATCTATGGCAGCTGTCGCTTCGGCACCATCCCGGAAGGGGACCTGGACAAGGTCGCGACCGTCCGGCGCTTCGCCGAGCACCCCCACCACGACGTCGCGTAGCGACACCCCAACGAAGGAGACCACCATGCCCCGATTCACCGGCAAGCAGTACCCCGGAGCACTCAAGGACCTGCGCGAGCAGAAGCGGCGCGAAGCGGAGGACCGCAACGCCAAGCCCACCGCTCAGTTCGATGTCGCGGCCGAGATGAACGCACGCCCGGACAGAAAGCAGGGCCCGTCCGTTTTCCAGCCGATCGCACTGACCCCGGGCGCCGCCACACGCCTCCTCAACGCCATCTTCGGCAACCCAACCGACCGCGAGGTCCAGCCATGAGCCTCCAGGAAGAACTGCGAGCAGCAGCACAGGAGTCCGAGGACTACAGCCTGCTCACGCGGGCAGCTGACGCCCTCGATAAGGCTGAGCGGGCTCACCTCGAAGCGTGGGAGACCGAGGACGCCGTCGCCGTCGTATGGGGAACCCACGACGCTGCGCTCGCGGACGACGTGTACCGCGAGTTCTACGAACAGAATGCGTACGATCCGGGCCAGCACCCCGTCCTCGCGCAGTGGCGGGACAACGCCGTGAAGAAATGGGCTCGCCCGGAACTGCGCTTCATGGAGGAGTCTTGGCCCGAGGAAGCCTTCGGCAACGAGCCGGTCGGCGGCTGGGTGCCCTACCTGGTGCTGGCACAGTGAGCCCGCAACGCATTCAGCGCCGCCGCACGAAGGGCTGGCGCATGCCCGAGGACGCCGTCTACGTCGGCCGCGGAACTCGCTGGGGCAACCCATACCGCGTCGGTTACACGCAGGTGCGGATGCCCGCACTCGATGGCAGCGAGTGGGAGCTGGAGGGTCGGGGAGGGAAGACGAGCGGTCAGCGGCACCCCTTCCACCACCCAGGCGGCACATTCGAGAAGCCGATCATCTCCCTCCATCAGGTCGAGGATGCAACGGCTGAGCAGTGCGTCGAGCTCTACCGGCGCCTACTCGCCAGTCGGACCGCCATGCGCCTCAATGCCCGTGCGCTCGCCGGCACGGACCTCGCGTGCTGGTGCCCACTCGACCAGCCCTGCCACGCCGACGTCCTGATCGCGCTCGCGAATCCACCAGGTGAGAGGCAGGGCCCCTAAACCTCATGTCTTGGGTCAAAGGATCCGACACCGCCGCATTCCACCCCATCGTTCTGCGAGCGCTGGAGTTTGATGAGGCTGATGATCGGACGGTCAATGAGTTGTATGGGTTCGTGCAGCGGTGCGTGACGATGGCTGCGGCGCACGAGCAGGACTATCTGGTGACGCTGGGGACGGCGAAGTCTGTGGCTGGTATCTCTCGGTATCGGGTGATGACGGATCAGGCTGTGCGTGCTGGGTACATGAGCTGGGTGAAGGTTGAGGAGGATGGTGTTGAGCGCGATGCGCTGAAGCTGGTGGAGGACGAGAACCTCTTCCACATGGTGTTGAAGTCCGAGCGTGAGTGGATGAATCAGCGGAAGCGGGACGCCCGCAATCCGGAGCTGACGTTCCCCGCTCGGTTGAGGGACGGCGACCAGTGCCGGTACTGCGGGAACATCGTGTACTTCGGCGATCGGAAGTCCGGTCGTGGTGGTACGTACGATCACGTGGTGCCGGGCCAGGGTGAGCCGTCGCTGGAGATGTTCGTGGTGGCGTGCCGCTCTTGTAATTCCTCGAAGAAGGATGACCAGAGCGGGAAGGCGTGGGTGCCACTGCCAGCGCCGGCCGAGCCGTACTACTCCGAGTCGACGGCCGCGTTCCTCGCGAAGAACGACGTCGTCGTCAAGCCCTCCCCACGCAAGCCCTTCACCCCTGCGCCGGTCAACGGACCACAGGCAACGGCAGAGCGACCCGTCGAGCAGCCCGCCGTGGCAGCTCCGGTCGACCAGGCAACGGATACTTCCGGCCCGGTCCACGCTCACCCGGCCTCACCGGACCAGCGCACGGATAAACCCTCACCATCGGTCCGGCAGATTCCGGCAGGACATCAGGGTGACGGAACTGGATTTGCTGGGACGGGTCAGGACGTGACGGGACGGGCTGTGAAGGGACGGGGTAGGTCGGGTGGTGATGGTGGGGCAGCTAAGCCTCCGCCCTCTCATCCCTCTGGTAAACGCCGTCGTCGACCTCGGAACAGGAAACCGTCATGACCACATCTAGGACTCTCATGCCTGCTGCCTCTGATCATCGAACTACTACTGTGCTGGGTCTCTCTGAGAAGGACTTCCAGGAACGCGTCGTGCAGACCGCGAAGCTCCTCGGCTGGATGACCTATCACACCTATGATTCCCGCCGGTCGGAGCCGGGCTTCCCTGACCTCGTGATGATCCACCGGGTGCGGGAGACCATCCTCGTGCGGGAGCTCAAGTCCATGAAGGGCAAGACGACTCTGCCGCAGCAGCAGTGGCTCGCAGCGTTCGCGCTCCTCGGTATCGACTCCGGAGTGTGGCGCCCTGACGGGATCCTCGACGGCTCGATCGTCGAGACGCTGAAGGGAGCACCCCATGCCTAGACATGTTGAGGGCGAGTGCGGTTGCTGGGGATGCGTGCAGCAGTGGACAGACGACAAGCAGGAAGGAGCAGACCATGACGAACCACGACCTGAACACCCAGAAGCTCGATGAAGCGATCTCCCTCCTGGTGAATGAGACACCGCACGGCATCGAGTGCGACGGCCCGAACGGTGGGACCGTGACGAAGTGGGTCATGGCTGACCCGCTGCTCGTGCAGCTGCGGCGCGCGAAGACGCCCGGGATGGAGGGAGGATCCGGGGGCAGCGGCGGCCGGCCATCACCACTGGCACTGAACGCCTTCGACCTCTACCGCGAGATTGACGAGCAGGCAGGCTTCCTCTACTGGACCCACAAGGACGCCCGGCCCCTCCGGTCCTACACCCTTGAGGACCGCATCCAGTACTGGGTAGCTCGCGCCAGGCTGGACCGGGAATCACTGGCCGAGGCAGAGAAGATCGTGCTTGGGTGGAACCGATCCATCGAGGCGCTCTTCAATCCAAAGAAGGTGATCCCTCTGGCCGGCACCTGCCCGGAGTGCAAGACCGCCTTCCACTTCGTCGAGGACGACGGCGAGCGCACGAGGAAGACCGCACTTCACATCAGCACCGACGACGCCGGCCCGTACGCCGAGTGCGCCATCTGCGGCAAGCACTGGCCCGGGCTCGAACTGGTCAGCCTGTCCGAGCAGATCAGTGCGAGCAACCAGGCGGAGGAGAGTGGCACCTGATCGTAAGACCCCCCCCCCCGCGTGAACTATCGGACCCCTGCCCTAGTTAAGGAGAAACCCGGGAGGGGGTACACAGCGTGTACCCCCTCCCGATGCAAGCCCACCCCGCCCGACGTCCGCCCCCTCGGTGCCGCGCGCACCGCTGATGAATGCGCGATAGCAGTTGTTAAAAGCGATTGCTTCACGCTATTCTGAGAGGGCTTCGGAGAAGTGTCTCCAAATGCTGAGGCCCGGTGAACGCATTGCGTTCCCGGGCCTCATCTGTGCCACCAGCAATTGCTATTCGGTAGGACGTTCAATGCCACGAGCTCCGAAAAAATGCGCGGACCATCAGTGCGAGACGCGAGTCGTTGGCAAGCGCTACTGTCCCGAGCACACGACGGTGAACTGGCAGCGCGAAGGTACACCGCGAACGGCGACAGCTGAACACAAGGCATGGCGCTCGGCAGTACTGGCTCGAGACAAGGGCCAGTGCAAGATCCGTGGGCCGCGGTGCACCTACCGAGCGACCGAGGCGGACCACATTCTGGCCGAAGCATTCGGCGGCACGACCACGCTGGACAACGGGCAGGCTGCCTGTTCACCGTGCCACCGAGACAAGACCCAACAGGAAGCGGCCGAGGGCCGACGGCAGCAGCGCGCCGCCTACGATTCCGCCCTCGGATGACACCCAGGGGCCCTCCCCCCTCCCCGCTCCCATTGCTCTTACGGAGAGGTGCTGCAACTTTCTGTTTGTACGGGTCTGGGTATTTATGGCACAAGCGGTCGCGAATTGCCCGCATATCGCCTAATTCGCCGCCCCGGGTCATTCCACTCGCCGGTAAACGCCTATCGGCGCTCGCGGGATCACCTTTCTTACTTCCGCTTGATAGCGCGGATTATCCGTAACAAAAGGGTAGAATGAGGGCATGACGAAACGAGCGTGCGCGCATTGTTCAGCCCCTCTGAATTTGCTTCGGAGTGATGCGCTCTTCTGTTCTGCGAAATGCAGGGTGTACGCAAACCGCGCCCCGATACCAGCCGCGCTGAGGCGCCTCAATCGGTGGGTTCGGTGGGACTTGGTTGAGCGCCGCGGCCGCGTCGACAAGGTGCCGATGACACTCGCCGGCCGCCATGCGTCCTCGACGGATCCGGCAACCTGGACGGACTACACCGCTGCGAAAGCATCCAGGGTGGGCGTCGGTCTGGGGTTCGTGCTGAACGGCGACGGAGTGTCCTGCATCGACCTAGACGACTGCATGGTGGACGGGAAGCCAAACCCGCAGGCACAGGCGCTCATGGACCGATTCCCGGGCGCGTGGGTGGAGCTCTCACCCTCTGGCACTGGCCTGCACTTGTGGGGCACCGCAGCCGCCGGGCCCGGACGCCGCACCACGGTGGACGGACTCAGAGTCGAGTTCTACAGCACCGGGAGGTACATCACTGTCACGGGCCGCACGATCCGCGCGGGAAACCTCTCGACCAACATCGAGCTGCAGCTCGTCTAACGCTCAACAACGTACCTAGCTGACCGGCACACGGAGGCTAAGGAAACGCGGCCAAGAACTCAAGCCGGCAAACACAGAGGCCGGACGCAACCGCAGACTTCCACCCGTCCCGACCAGCCAAGCGGCCCGCCCCTGCACGAATCGTCAGGGCCAGCAGCAGCGCACGTCGGACGCAACACCGGGCACCGCCTCAGACCTGCGGTTGGTACAGGCAGAGGCGCCACAAGCGCGAGGAGTGAGCATGGCGATGGTCGCTCGGTTCCGAGTTGCAACCCGTGCCAGTGGCATCCGTCGTCAGGTCTGGGTGCACGTCTACGACGACGTCGACGAGCTCGCGCGGGCGCACAACAAGGACCGCGGCCGACCCTACGACCCCGACGAAGACATCGGTGGCGGCCTCGCCTCCGTTGGGGGCTGGCATTGGCCTCAGCCTGACCCCGGCCCGGTGCTCGTCATGCGTCTCTGGACGAAGCAGCTCACGACCCGCACCGTCGCGCACGAGGCAACGCACGCCGCCGCCGTGCTGTTCTTCGCTGACCACGTCGGCGGTTGGGACAGCCGAGCCCGCACGTTCTTCCTCGGCGACAACGAGACACTGGCCTACCTCATCGGTGACATCACTTCCGAAGTCATCGGGGGCCTGTACCGACTGCACCTGCTCCCGAGCAGCTGACCGAGACCGAGGAGGAACCAGATGGCCGGTAGAGGACCCGTCGGGAAGGACCCCTCGACCCGCTCGCGGCGGAACAAGGACCAGCAGGGCCTGCGGATCATCCAGGTCACCCCGGACGCGCAGCCGAAGCTGCCCACGATCTACTTCACGGACGCCGAGGGCAAGAAGAAGCGCTTCACCTGGCCGCTGGTCACCGTGCGCTGGTGGAAGATGTGGGGCGAGTCCCCACTGGCCGCCGAGTTCACCGCCAACGACTGGTCCGAACTCCTCGACACCGCACTCCTCCACGCACGGGTCTGGTCCGGCGACTTCCGGTTCGCCTCCGAGCTCCGACTCCGCGTGGCGAAGTTCGGGGCCACCCCGGAGGACCGCGCACGGCTGCGCATCACCTTCGCGCTCGCCGAAGAGGTCGAGACACGCAATCAGGACCGCGGCCGAGACCACAGCCAAGCCGGCACACCCGATGAGGGCCCCGACCCGAGACAGATCCTGAGGTCGGTGAACTAGCGTGGCGGTCCTGATTGTCCCCGAGCTGGATGATCAGCCATGGCCCACCCTCGGACCGCAGATGGTGTCCTTCATCGAGGACCGATGCGTCTTCGGGCCCGGCTCCCTCGCCGGCCGCCAGGCCGCCCTGGACGCCGAGAAGAAGGCGGCCCTGTACCGGCTCTACGAGGTGTACCCGGCCGGCCACCGGCTCGCCGGGCGCCGCCGGTTCAAGCGCGGCGGCATCGAGTGGCGCAAGGGCCTCGCCAAGACCGAGTTCGCCGCCTGGGTGTCGTTCTGTGAGCTGCACCCCGAAGCGCCGGCCCGCTGCGACGGCTTCGACGCCAACGGCAACCCCGTCGGCCGCCCGGTCATGTTCCCCTACATCCCCATGATGGCCACCAGCGAGGAGCAGGTCTCCGAACTGGCCTACGGCGTCCTGAAGTACGTCGTAGAGGAGGGCCCCGACGCGGACCTGTTCGACTCCGGACTGGACCGCATCATCCGCCTGGGCGCTCGCGGACAGAACGAGGGTCAGGTCGTCCCGGTTTCGAACGCGCCGAACTCGCGCGACGGTGCGCTGACGACATTCCAGTGCTTCGACGAGCCGCACCGCCTGTACCTGCCGAATCAGAAGAACGCCCACGAGACGATGACGGCGAACCTCGAAAAGAGGGTGCTGGAGGACCCGTGGTCGCTCTACACGTCGACGGCGGGCCAGCCAGGGCAGAACTCCATCCAGGAGGACCTGCGCAAGGAAGCCGAGGACATCGACAAGGGCCTCATCGATGACCCACAGATGTTCTTCTTCGCCCGCTGGGCGGGTCCCGAGCACAAGGACCTGACGACTCTCGATCTGCGGGTTGCGGCGATCTCGGAGGCCACGGGCCCGATCGGCGAGTACGGTCCCGGGCAGTTCGAGTCCATCGCCCGGCAGTGGGACCGCAAGGGCGCGGACAAGTCCTACCTCGAGCGGGTGTGGCTGAACCGCTGGCAGAAGTCGGCGGCGCAGGCCTTCGACCTCGACAAGTGGAAGACACTGGCCCGGCCCGACCAGAAGATCCCCGATGGAGCCTTCGTGACCATCGGATTCGACGGCGCCCGCTTCCGCGACGCCACCGCGTTCGTGGTCACGGACATCGAGACCGGCCTGCAGATGGGCGGCAAGGACCTCCTGTGGGAGCAGGACCCGAAGGTCGAGGACTGGGAAGTCGACGAGGACGAGGTCACCGCGAAGCTCGAAGAGCTGATGAAGAGGTTCAACGTCTGGAAGCTTTACGGTGACCCGCCGCACTGGACTGAGACGATGGGCTCCTGGTCGGCGAAGTACCCGGACCAGGTCGAGGAATGGTGGACGGCCCGAAAGACCCCGATGTCGTACGCCGTGCGCGCCTTCACCGAGGGCATCGACGCCGGAATCATCACGCACACCGGTGCCGAGGACTACACCCGCCACATCGGCAACGCCGGCCGCCGCGACCTACGCATCCTCGACGACCAAGGGCAGCCGCTCTGGACGCTCGGGAAGATCGAGCTCGACCGCAAGTTCGACCAAGCCATGGCAGGAGTCCTCTCGTGGAAAGCCTGCCTGGACGCCCGCAAGAGCGGGGCCAAACCGCGCCGCAAGAAGCGCTCTGTGATCCGCCGACTTCGCTAGGAGGTGCCCTGTGACCATCGACATCGACACCCCGAACAGCCCCGGCTGGTGGCTCGCGAAGCTCGACAAGAAGCGCGTCGGGCGGCTGAAGCGCCTCAACCTGCTGCACAGCTACCACATCGGGAATCCGCCGCTGCCGACGAACGTCGAGACCGCGCGGGAGTCCTTCCGTGAGTTCCTAAAGACCGCGCGCACGAACTACGCGGACGTCCTCGTCGGATCCGTGGCCGAGCGCATCACCGTCCGAGACATCCGGACCGCGCTCAGCGGCGAGGACGTCGACGACGAGGCGCAGCGCATCTGGAAAGAGAACGGCCTCGACGTCGAGTTTGCCGATGTCATCGAGAACATGCTGGCCCTCGGCGACAGCTTCATGATGGTCGGCAAGGACTCCGACTCGGACGAGCTGATCGTTACGGGCGAGGATCCTCGCCAGGTCGTTACCATCCACAACCCGGTGAAGCAGTCGGAGATCCGCGCCGCGTCCAAGACCTTCCACGACCCGGACGAGGAAAAGGACTACATCTTCCTCTTCATCAAGGGCCAGTGGGACGAGGAATCCGGCGCCTTCGGTCCGGCGATGCGATACGTCGCGTCGCGGAAGTCGAAAGGAAGCCCGCGCGGCCCGCTGTTCAGCAAGAACGCGTGGTCCTGGGACGCCGAGTTCGGCGGCGCCGCCGGCGAACCACTCCCCCACAGCCTCGTGCCGGTCGTCCGGTTCCGGAACCGCCGCGGCGTGGGCGAGTTCGAGCCTCACCTGGACCTGCTGAACCGAATTAACGACACCGTCTACCAGCGGATGGTCATCACCCTGTACCAGGCGTTCAAGCAGCGCGTGGTGCACATGGACGAAGACGAAGAGGAGGACGCCGAGGACGGGGCGGATGCTGAGAAGCAGCCGACCCTCGACGACGTCCTCACCTCTGACCCCGGGTCGTGGATCCAGCTCCCGAAGGACGCGAAGATCTGGGAGTCCACGCAAGCGGACCTCAACGGGATCCTGTCCGCGATCAAGGACGACGTGAAGCAGCTCGCCGCGGTCACCCGCCGGCCACTGTCGATCCTCGCCCCGGACAACCAGTCCGCGACGGGCGCGTCCTTCACCCGCGAGGGGCTGACCTTTGCCACCGAGGACAAGATGACCCGCGCCGCCCAGGCGCTGCGGGACCTCTTCTACCTGATCTTCCTCACCCTCGAGGACACCGAACGCGCGGACCGGTCGAAGATCATCATCGGCTGGATGCCCACCGAGCGTCACTCGCTTTCGGACATGTACTCCGCCGTCGCCCAGGCGCAGGGGTCCATGGCCAAGAAGACGATCTGGCGCGAGATCCTGCAGAAGACGCCCGAGGAGATCCGGCAGCTCACATCTGAGCTGGCGGACGAGATGCTGCTCGCGGAGGACCTCAATGCTCCCGCAAACACGGCTTGACGCGAACTACCGCAGACAGGTTGGTGCCGTCCGGGCCCGGGTCCTCGCCTACGCCGAAAGGCAGTGGGGAGGACTCGGGTCCTACCGGGACGCAGACTACGAGATGCTCGTCGCCCAGCTGGTGCCGCGCGTCGAGGCAGGTCAGCAGCGGATCGCGGACCTCACCGACGCGTACATCCGGCAGGTGTCCGAGCTCGAGCTGAAGCAGGCCGTGCGGACGGGCAGCGCAATCGCCGCGAGCACCGCCGCGCTCCGCGGTGTGGACGCGGCAACGGTCTACCAGCGGCCGTTCAACACCGTCTACACCAAGCTCGGCGAGGGCAAGTCGCTCACCGCGGCAGCAGCCGCCGGCGGCGCGCGCCTGACCGACATCGTCGGTACCGGCCTCCAGCTCTCCAAGACCCACGCCGCCCGCGACACCATGAGCCGCTCAAGGTTCACCGCACACCGACGGGTGCTCACCGGTCGCGAGAACTGCGCGCTGTGCGTCATCGCCTCCACCCAGCGCTACAACCGGGGTGACCTGATGCCGATCCATCCTGGTGACGACTGCGATGTGAAGCCGTATTTCGGCGAGGACAAGCAGGTCATCGACCGAGACCTGCTGGAGCAGACGCAAGCCGCTATCGAACAGGAGTTCGGCGACAGCGACCGCGGCGCCAGGATCCTCGATGGCCGCAACGAACGCTCCGACTACCTCGACCTCATCGTCGCGAACCAGCACTCCGAGATCGGTCCGATCATCGGCTGGCGCTCGCAGCACTTCGCCGGACCCGAGGTCCTTACCTAAAGAATTCCGCGCGGCGCTCGCCGCACCGGATGCCCCGCCATGGGGCGCACCAACGAACCCGTCATGGGAGGAAACCGCATGCTCACGAATACCCTGCAGCCCCACGGGCTGAACCTGCACGAGCCCGGAGCGCTGACCAAGCTCTTCGCGCTCCGCCGCGCGACTCTCGGCGACGCCCGCATGGACAACGGTGATGGCACCGGTGGCGACACCGGTGGAACCGGGACCGGCGCCGGTGGCGACAACGGCTCCGGCGGCAACGGCAGCGACACCGACACCGGCTTTCCGGCCAATACGTCCGTCAAGGACATGAAGCCGGAGGAGCAGTCGGCCTACTGGCGGCACCAGGCGCGCAAGCACGAGGACCGGGTCAAGGCCTACGGCGACCTCACCCCTGAGCAGGCTCGCCAGCTCAAGAAGGACATCGAGGACAGCCGAACCAAGAGCCTCACGGAGCAGGAACGCGCCGTCGAAGAGGCGAAGGAAGCCGGCCGCGCCGAAGTGCGGTCGGTGCTCGGTCAGGAACGCGCCCGCAACGCCTTCGAGAAGGCTCTGGCGGGCCGGACGGTCGACCCGGGCGCCATGCTCGGGCTCAACCTCGGCGAGTACATCGACGGAGACAAGGCCAAGACCGACGAGATCAAGAAGTGGGTCACGGAGAACTCCACGGAGTCCTCCAAGCAGGACAAGCAGCGCTTCCCCTTCACAGGGCAGGGCAACCGTGAGCAGGCATCATCCACGCCCGGCGACGCAGGCCGGGCAGAAGCGGCACGCCGCTTCAAGAAGAAGGACTAACCACTCCCATGAAAGGACCGGATCATGACTGAATTCGGCGTCATCAGCACCACCCACCAGGCCGAGGACCGCTCGTGGCTCATCGGCCCGCACGGCACCGATCCCGGCACCACGCCGTCGATCACTCTCGACCTCGCCCTGTTCGATCAGGCGACGCACTTCCCGCAGGGCACCATCCCCTCGGGCATCGTGCTCGCGAAGAACGAGACCACCGAGCTGTTCGGGCCGTATGACCCCGCAGCCACGGACGGCCGACAGGCCGCCTCCTGCATTCTCTTCGGGTCGCTTCCCGCGCGCGCCACTTCGGGTCGCGTCGGCGGTGCCGGCGTCGTGCATGGCTTCGTCAACCCGGACCGCCTGCCGCTCAAGGCTGGCGCCGGTTCCCTGGACACCGCGGCCCGCGGTGCCCTCACGCTCATCCACTTCGGACTCTGAGGAGTAACCCATGGCAATTTTCTACGAAGCGCCGGTTCCTCCGGTCGATCTGACGACCTTCATCCGTGAGGTCCCCGTCCCCTCGAACCTCGCGTTCCTCGTCGCGTTCCCTGCGCGCTACCTGACGACGAACACCGTCGACTTTTCGGAGATCCTGCGCACCAACCGCGCAGCGAAGTTCCGCACCTTCGACGGCCGCATCACCGTCTCCCAGCGCGACGGCGGGTCCGACAAGCGGGTCCCCCTCATCCCGCTGTCCACCTCGCTCAGCCAGGGCGAGTACGAGCGGCTCAAGCTCGAATTCGCCCGCACCGGAGGCACCCGCTCGGAGGCGCTCGCCAACGCCACCTACAACGACGGCGAGCAGCTCACCCGCGAGGTCCAGAACCGCCTCGAGCTCGCCTGGGGTGACCTGCTGACCGACGGCAAGATCACCATCAACGAGAACGGCGTGAACGGCGAGTACGACTTCGGTGTTCCCGCCAACCACCTCGTGACCGCGGCCACCCTGTGGTCGAACATCGCCGCGCCCGCGCTCGACGACATGATCGCCTGGAACGACGAGTACCGGCGCACCAACGGGGTTCGCCCCGGCGCCCAGCGGACCACGGAAGGCGTCCTGCGGCTGCTCCAGCGCAACACGCAGATCGTCAACGCGGTCCATGGCGCACAGACGGGCAAGACCCGTGTGACGTTCTCCGAGCTGAACGACCTGCTCGACTCCGAGAACCTCGCGCCCATCGTTCTTCAGGACGTGGCGCGGTTCGACGTCGACGGCGTCATCACCCCGGTCATCCCCGATGACCGCGTGATGCTCACCCCGGCGGACCTCGCTGACCTCGGCTACACCGCCTTCGGCGTCTCGGCGACCGCACTCGAGCTGGTCGACTCCGAGAAGGTCGAATTCTCCTTCGAGAACGCGCCCGGCATCGTCGGCGTCACCGAGAAGGTCGGTCCGCCGTACCGCGAGTTCACCTACGTCGACGCCACGGCGCTGCCGATCCTCTCGGACGCCAAGCGCCTCTTCGTCGCGAAGGTCCGATAGATGAGCGGGAAGCTGAACACGTTCGTGCACGTCCACCGGGACGGCGAATCCAAGGGCTTCGGCCCGGGAGACACCGTCCCGGAATGGGCGGCCAAGCTCATCACCAACCCCAATGTCTGGGAAACTCCCCCGACGAAGGCAGAGGAAGAGCCCCCCGGCGCGGGCCCGGGAGACACGAGCGGCGGCAGCGGCACCGCGCCCGGCGGCGACGGAGCAGGCTCCACGGATGACCAGGGCGACGCCCAGAGCCCCTCGGAGACGCCCATCCCACCCAAGGGTGGCAAGGGCTCCAGCGCATCCGCCTGGGCCGCCTACGCCGCTTCCAAGGGCTTCGAGGTCGACGCGGACGCCAAGGCATCCGAGATCATTGACGCGCTCGCGGACGCCGGCATCCCCACCGAGTAGTTGAAGGAGGCCCTCATGGCTGAGATTGCGACGAAGGACAACGTGATCGAGGCGTGGGGGCCTCTTTCGGTTCGGGAGGAACAGGTCGTCGACTGGCTCATCAGCGAGGCCGACACCAAGCTGCGCCTGCGGGTGCCGGCCATCGATGCGGTGATGGAGGCTGGCGGCCTGCAGGCAAAGCTCGCGACGATCGCTGTCGTCAACGCTGTGAAGCGGGTCCTCCTGAACCCCGAGGCGGTACGCCAGATCAGCACGACGACGGGGCCGGTGACGGACTCGAAGACGATCGACGCGGCCGTGTCCTCGGGTCTCCTCTACATCTCCGAGGAGGACCTGCGGGGCTTGCTGAGGAAGCCCCGCAGGTCGGGCATCCGGTCTTTCCGGGTTAGGTCGGGCTACCGATGACCCGCCGTATCAGCGAGACGGTGCAACGGCTCCCGCACCTAGGCGGCCGGACCGACGATGACGGCAACCCCATCCTCGACGGGCACGGAAACGAGATCGCGGGATGGGGCGACCCCGAAGTAGTCGGCATCTACGTCTTCGATCCGGGCTCATCCTCTGAGCCGCGCGAGCCGGGCGGCTCGCGGGTCGTCGTCGAACCAAAGATCTATGGGCCCTTCGACATGCCATTCACGCACCTGGACAAGGTCGAGGCGCGCGGCGGCTCCTACACGGTCGAGGGCGTACCTGCGAGGTGGCGGCACCCGGGCGGCCGGGATGTCGTATCCGTGGTGGAACTGAGGAAGGTGACCGGCTGATGGCGCAGAAGATCAAGCTGAACCTCGAAGGCTTCCGGAAGCTCCGGACCAGCCCGGAGGTCGTCAAGGACCTCGAGCGGCGCGGCAAGAACATTGCCGCGGCGGCTGGGCCCGGCATGGAGGCGTCGACCTACGTTGGTCGCAACCGTGCACGAGTCTCGGTCATCGCGAACACGCCGGCCGCCAAGCGGCGGGAGGCCCGGGATCGGGCGCTCACCAGGGCGCTCGACGCCGGGCGGCGCTGATGGAGGAACCTTTGTTCGGGGATGCCCCGGCGCTCCTGCGCAAGATCCTCATCGCGCGTCTCCTCGCACGGTTCACCGTGCAGATCCCGGTGTCCACCCGGCGACCGGGTGACCTTCCGCCGGAGTTCATCCGGATCCTGCTCGTCGGCGGGAACCGGAAGAACAAGATCACCGTCTCTCGGACCTTCGTCATCGAGGCATGGGCGGGAAGCTCAGCACGAGCCGTCGAGCTGGTCGAAGCGACCTACTCGATCATCCACAGCCTCGAGAACTCGGTCGTCGACGGCGTGCAGTTCGGCGCGATCGGCGACTTCGCTCTCCCCGCGGACCTGCCGGACCCCGATACCGAGCATTCCCGATTCACGTTCACCACCGAAATCGACATGAGCTACATCGACACGATCTAGGAGATCGCCATGGCTGAAGCAGCCGACAGCACGACCCTCTTCCACCCGACCGCTCCCGGCGTGACCCGTGAACGCGAGGACAAAGCCGAGTTCGAGGCCCACGTCGAAGCCGGCTGGCTGACCGAGGACCCGAAGGTCACCGCCGACAAGGAAGCCGAGGAAGCCGCGGAGACGGCTCGGCGCTCCGAGGCGGCCCGGAAGGGCGCCGAAACACGCAAGAAGAGGACCGAGGAGCAGCCCATCGCCGCTCCTGGCAGCTCGGACGCGCCCGTCGTGGCGGTCGTCAACGAGACCCCGTAGTAATCCCACACCCTTTCGGCTGACCGGGCCGGCACTACTTCCCTTGGAGGAAACATGAGTGATGTACGAAACCTGACCGCGGGCGGCCCGGCGGCCACCGGCGGCATCCTGCGCGCCCCGCTGGGCTCCGTCCTTCCCGTGGACGCCACGACCGCGTTCGCGGCCACGTGGAAGCGTCTGGGCCTCGTCGGCGAGGACGGCCTCGCCCCGTCCGGCGAACGGAATCTGGAGAGCATCCGCGACTGGGCTGGCGACACCGTCGCTGACCTGCAGACGGACCACTCCTCGGCGTTCACGTTCCCGCTGCTGGAGGTCTTCAACGAGGACGTCCTGAAGACGGTGTTCGGCGACGGCAACGTCACCGTCACCGCGGCGACCGCGACGAAGGGCAAGCTCTACACGATCATCGAGGACGGCGCGCAGCTGCCGTTCGCGGCTTACGGGTTCGACATGCGCTACATCGACAAGCGCCTGCGCATCCTCGTGCCCAACGGCAAGATCACGACCGTCGAAGAGACGCCGTTCGTCGTCGGCGGCCTCAACATGTACACCTGCACGGTCTCGGCCTACAAGGACGAGTCCGGCAAGAAGGTCTACCGCTACTACGACGACGGCAAGTTCACCGCGGCCTAGTAGCCCTGCTTGCTTCCCTGTACGCCGACGGCGGGCCGGTCCGGACCCGTCGTGGTAACTCCTGGCCGGTAGCCCCGGCTGAGGGGCCAGAGGGTCGCGACCTCAGAGCGGCAGCGCAGCAATCAGACCGGCGGCGCGGGCTTTTCCATGGTGGGCTTCCCCGCGCCGCCACCCACCAGCACTACCGGCACCACGAGAAGCCCGCCACCAGCCCGATCAGGGCATGAATCCCACCAGCAGAGAGAAGAACCCACCATGGCACAGACCAACACCGCAGCATCAGCCAAGGCCGCCGGCGCGAAGACGCCCGACGACAAGAAGAAGCCCCGCCACAAGAAGTCCGAACGGTTCAAATGGACCTCCGACGACGGCGACCTGCTCCAGGCGATCTACGTCGAGAACCTGCCCTACAGCCTCGTGGAAGGATTCGCCGAGATCAAGGACACCGAGGTCCAAAAGGTCCTGATCAACACCATCCTCTCCGAGGAAGACGCCGCGACGTTCCGTGACCTCACCGTCGGGGAAGTCATGGAATTCCTCGAGCAGTGGCAGGAGGAGTCCTCGATCACGCTGGGGGAACTCTAAGCCTCGCAGAGCTCATCCGTGAGCAGGGCGAGGCACTTGAGTACGAGCTGATCATGCGCGGGCTGCGCCTCCGCCACCTGCCCAGCCGACGATTCAACTGGCGGGACCTCTGGGTGATCGTCAAACACCTCCCAGAGGACTCGGCAATCCACCGGGCGCTCGCCGTCATCGACGAGGACAGCATCTGGAGCCCCGAGATGATGGTCAACGCCGAGATCCTCGACCTCGTCGCGTACCTCGTCTGGTTCCAGACTAAGGACGGGCAGACAGGCCGCAACCGGCCCAAGCCCTTCCCTCGCCCCGGCTACCGGCAGAAGAAGGAAGAGTACGCCCCGCTGCCCACCGAGGAAATGCTCGAGTGGCTCGGCTGGACGGCTCCGAACGACATCGGGGAGCTCGAAGCGGTCATTGAGACCGAGGAACGGTCCGAGGCTGCCCGCTCACGGACGAAACTCACCGAGGACGACGTCCGGGCCATCCGCGCCGATACCAGCCACTCACAGGCCGCGCTCGCCGCGCGGCATGGGGTGTCACGCTCAACGATCAGCGCGGTCCTTAACGGCCGCACCTGGCAGCACGTCACCTGAGGCCGAGGGGCCTCCTAATCCAGTAGGAGGCCCCTGATGGCAATGGTCGAGCTCGGAACCGGTGCAATCAACCTCGTCTCGACGTCGAAGGGACTCGGCAAGAGCGTTGCCACGGAATTCGGTGTCATCGAGAAGGAGGCCGACAAGAGCAGCGGCCGGATCGGGTCGAAGCTCTTCGGCGGGCTGAAGACGACGGCGAAGGTCACCGGCGCCGGCGTTGCCGCGGTCCTCGGCACCGCCCTGGTGAAGGGCTTCGGTCGCCTGTCGGCGATCGAGAACGCCCAGGCCAAGCTCTCCGGGCTGGGCAACTCGGCGGAAGACGTCAAGAGCATCATGACCGATGCCATGGCGGCCGTGAAGGGCACTGCCTTCGGGATGGACGAGGCAGCCACCACGGCCGCCGGCGCCGTCGCGGCCGGCATCAAGCCGGGAAAGGACCTCGAGGGCGTCCTGCGGCTCGTCGGCGACGCGGCGACCATCGGCGGCACCTCAATGTCCGAAATGGGGTCGATCTTCAACAAGGTCGCCACCTCGGGCAAGGTGCAGGGCGACGTGCTCGCGCAGCTGGGCGACAAGGGCATCCCCATCGTGCAGCTGCTCGCGGAGGAGCTCGGCGTCACCGCCGAGGAGACCGTCAAGATGGCCTCCGACGGCAAGATCAACTTCGAGACCTTCCGCAAGGCCATGGAGACCGGAATGGGTGGGGCCGCCCTCAAGAGCGGCAACACCGTATCGGGCGCTTTCAAGAACATGAATGCGGCCCTTGGGCGCTTCGGTGCAGCTCTGCTGAAGGACACCTACCCCCTGATCGGTCCCGTCTTCGGGACCCTAACAACGTGGATCGATAAGGCAACTGAGAAGGTCGGCCCGCTGGCCGCGGCCTTCTCCGGCACCCTGTTCTCCAGCCTGCAGAGCCTCTGGGGCATCATCTCTCGCCGGGACTTCACCGGGCCCATCTTCGGGCTGCAGGAGGACCACGCCTTCATCGGGTACCTCTTCACACTGCGTGACGCGGCAGCGGTGACTTTCACCGAGCTCCGCGGTGGAATCCGAGCCTTCGGTGCGGCGTGGCATTACAACGACGGCGACATCACCTCCAGCGGCTTCCCCGGCTTGATGGAGCGCCTCGGCTACATCGGCAGGCAGGTCTTTGGGGAGCTGCGCGGATCGGTCCTCGCCTTCGGCGCAGCTTGGCGCTACAACGACGGCGACATCACGAGCTCAGGCCTACCCGGGTTCATGGAACGGGTCGGATACGGCGCCCGGCAAATCTGGGATTCCCTGAAACTCCTCGACTTCTCGTCCTTCAACGGCTTCGTCTCCTCGCTCAGCGGCGTCGGAGGGGTCGCTGGAGCCCAGCTGGGAAGCATCGGCCAGTCCCTGACCACCCTCGCCCCAGCCGGGCGGGAATTCGCCAACCAGCTGCCCGCCATCACAGGCGGGCTGGTCAAGCTCGCAGCCTTCGGCCTGACTGTCGTCACCGGAGCGCTCGCGTTCCTCGCCGAGCATGTGGACACGATCATCCGGTTCATGCCGTTGATCGTCGCCGGGTTCGTCGCCTGGAAGGTCGCATCACTGGCCGCCGCTCAGGGCACGATGGGTTTGCAGGCGGCACAGCTGGCAATGACTCCGGTCATCACGCTGAACAACATCCTGCGGCTCACTGCGATCCGCCTCGAAGGGCAGCAAACACGCGCTCTGGCCACCAGCACGCTCGCCCAGACGACGAACAACACCACCACGAACGCCGGCGCCATCACCCGAACCCGGATGGCGCTGTCCACCGCAGCGATGTCACTCGCCAACGGCGGCCTGGCTCGCTCGCTCGGCCTGACCACCATCGCGCAGCGCGGGCTGAACCTCGTCATGCGTGCCAACCCGATCGGCCTGATCATCACGGCCATCGGCCTGCTCGTCGCCGGCCTCGTGTGGTTCTTCACCCAGACCGAAGTCGGCCAGCAAATCGTGCGGGCCGCCTGGGCCGGAATACAGGCGGCCGTGGGCGCCGTCGTGTCGTGGTTCCAGACCACGGTCCTGCCGATCACACAGCAGGTCTTCGCTGCCATCGGCGCAGCCGCGTCCTGGCTCTATACGAACGTCATTCGGCCCGCCTTCGCCGGCATCCAGGCGGCAGCAGGCTGGGTCGTCGGCGCCTTCCGCAACGCGCTCGCCGTCGCACAGCCGGTCTTCGCCGGCATCGGAGTGGTCCTGAACTCCTTCTGGATGCTGGCCTCGAAGATCTTCCAGATCATCGTCGCGGTGGTCCGGAACATCCTGATCCCAGCCTTCATGGCTTTCTGGCGGGGAACGATCGTCCCAGTCTTCGCGGCCGCCGGCGCGATCATCTCCTCCTGGTGGGCGCGGGCACAGGCGATTTTCGGTCTCGTGGTGGCCTTCGTGCGGGGGACCCTCGGCGCGATCTTCACCTGGTTCCGAGATTTGATCATTACCCCGGTATTCGGCTTCATCTCCGGGCTGATCTCGACGCAGGTCCGCGGGTGGACGGTCATCTTCCAGACAGTCGTCGGCTTCTTCCGCAACACCCTCGGCCCGGTCTTTTCCTGGCTGTACAACAACGCCATCAAGCCGGCCATGGACAAGGTCGGCGGCGTCGTGCGCGGCGTCTACGACCGGACCCTGAAGCCGATTTTCGACGGCATCGCGGACATCATCCAGAACAAGGTGCCGCTAGCCTTCAAGCTGGGCGTCGATGCGGCTGGGAAGTGGTTCAAGGGACTCGAGAACCTTGCGAAGTCCCCGATCCGGTTCGTCGTCGACACGGTCCTCAACAAGGGCCTGATCGCCAACGTCAACAAGATCGCGGACAAGGTCAAGGTCGGCCGGCTCCCGGACATCGCGCTCCCGCGCGGCTTCAAGAGCGGCGGCTACACCGGGGACCTACCGCGAGGCATGAAGGCCGGCGACGTACACGGGCGCGAGTTCGTGTTCGATGCCGACGCCACTGCGGCCGCCGGGCCGAAGACTCTGGCCGCGATTGCTCACGGGCTGAAGACCCACGGCCTGAAGGGCCTCGCCGCGACCATCGGCGAGTCGCCTCAGCTCGCTGTCGGCTCCAGTGTTTACGGCGGCATCCCGTCCTTCTCCGGGCGAGACGTCCAGGCCATTGATGGCGCGAACCGTGTGCGCATCAACGGCGACGCCGCCTCGAACTCACACTGGTTCCTGAACCAGGCGGTCAGGATGTGGAACGGGTTGGCGAACCTGACCCTTATCCCGAACGGGGCGAGGTCAGGGCCCGAACCTATTGTCGGGGCAAGTGAAGGCCCTTCCCTCTACGGGAACATCCTTAATGGGGGTTGGGCCGGCTACTACGCGAACTCCGGGATCAGATTCAACCCCGCCGCGCGGTACATGAGCCCCATTCAGAGGCGGACTGTCGCCGCGCACGAGGTCGGCCATGCCATCGGCCTCCCGCATGCGATGGCAACGGGCGCCTACTCAATCATGAACTACGACAACATGTTCAGCCACAACCGGGTGACGGCGGCTGACGCCGCCGCCCTCCGGTCCATTTACGGGCCTCCGGGCAGCGGGAACGTCGCGACGCCCGTCGGGGACGTCGACGGTGGGGGCGACGGCAAGGGCCTGCTGGACACGATCCTCGGGCCGTTCCGGAAGATCGCGGACGGCCTGATCGACAGCATCAGGAGCAACTTCCCCGGAGCGGGTACCTTCGTCGACCTCGCCGTCGGCGCTGGGAAGGAAGTGCTGACGATGGCCACGAAGTGGATGTCGGACAAGATCGGCGCCCTGAAGGACATCGCGTCCAACATCTGGGACGGCGCGAAGAACATCCTCGGCCTCGGGAAACTCGCCCCGCAAAGCCAGTTTCCGACCCTGTACGACACAGGCGGAGAGGTACCCACCAATGGGGGCCGGCCGTTCCTGATCCAGAACAAGACCCGGAAGCCGGAGCTGATCCACACACCGGGTCAGCTCGCCGCCCGGGACCGGTTCGTCGCAGCGCAGGCGCAAGCGCAGGCGGGCGGCGGCTGGTTCGAGGGCCAGCTGGTGCTCGACTCCGGTGAGCTAATGGGAACCATCCGCGGCGAGGTTCGCCGCGGGATCAACGATGCGGCCTCCGGGGCGCGATACACGAGGGTGGGGCGCTGATGGTTGAGCTGGCAGTTGAGGCGATACTCGACGAGCCCTGCCCTCGGGCCGGCATCACGCTCACCGGGCTCGCGCCCGGTGAGCACGTGGTGTCGGTCTGGCGGACCGCTGACGGGCAGCGCGTCCCGGTCCGGGGCGCGCGGATGGTGGACGTGGTCGACTCCGCATACTGGGACGACTGGGAGGTGCCCCTCGGTCGCTCGGTCTCCTTCGAGCTCGAGGTCGTGGGCGGACCGGACGCAGGCGTGCAAGGCATCACCGGGGAGGTGACCGTCGACGCGGATTTCGGGTACGTGCAGGACCCACTGAACCCGGCCACGGCCGTCCGGGTCATGCACCGCAACGCGCAGGGCGGACCGGCGGTCCTCGTCTCGGGCACGTTCGCGAAGATGTCCTACGCCTCCGACATCAGCACGTTCCAGATCATGGGATCCAACACACCGGTCGGTATCGGCGGGGTGCGGCAAGCCGCCTCCGGTGTGCCGCTGTCGATGCTGACCCGCGGCGAGGAAGAGAATCTGCGGATGCGGGACCTCGTGGCAGGTACCGCGATTCTCGTCATCCGGGGCCTGCCCGAGTGGGGTGCCCGCGTCCCCGCCAGCGCGTCCTACGCCGCCGGCACGGTCACCGAGTCCAACCCGCTGCCGGGTGACCAGGTCACCGTGTGGGAGACGACCGGAGACACGGTCCGCGGGTCCTCCGCCAAGATCCTGGTGGCCCTGTGGACCTATCAGGACGTCGCGGACATCTTCGCGACCTACGACCAGAAGCGGGCCGCCGCCGGCGGCCGCGCGTACCTCGAAGACCAGAAGAACCCAGCGAACGTCTAGGAGGCTGCATGCGCCCGATCAGCGAGAACACCTGGCAGGCCCTGACCGGGTCCCGGTCCGGCGACGGCCTCGTGTGCTGGGTCTGGTACGACGGCCGGCTCGTCTACCCCGACCCGCTGCCGGTCGTGTCCTGGTCCCTGCCATGGAAGGGCGAGGACCGTGAAAAGGTGCAGGGCTCACTCAGCATGGAGATCAAGGACCCGGACGGCAAGCTTGGGCCGTGGCTCTTCGATGACCCGCTCGGCGTCGGCGGCGCCCGCGTGCAGGTCCTCTACCAGGTCGGCGGGGAAGGCGACGACATCAGGGTCGGCTGGTACCGCATCACCGGCAACGACACCGAAGAGTCCTGGGCATTCCGGGTCATCCGCGAGGACGGGTACGTAGCCCCCGACTCGGACCTCCCACCCCACTACCGGCACGTCGCGCAGTCCCTCGGCTCCTCCGTGTCCGTCACCGCCCACGAGCTCACCGCCGAACTCGACTCCGACGAGTTCCTGGCCCCCGAGAACCCGTCGACCCCGACCGTGATCTCCGAAGTGACCCGCCTCGTCGGCGACACCATGCCCGTCCGGTTCCGCGGCATCACCGACGCCACCGTCCCCCGCAACGTCGTCTACGAGGCGAACCGCCTCGAAGCCATCCAGGACCTCCTCGCCATGGTCGGCGCGACCTACCGCATGACCGGGGACGGGGAACTCGACTGCTACGTCAAGAGCCCCGAGCCGGTCGCCGTCCTCGCTGGCGGCTCCAACGGCGTCCTGATCAACCTCAAGCGCTCGCAGAACGTCGACGAGGTCTACAACATCGGCGTCGTCACCTCGACGCGGAAGGACACCCAGGTCGTGGACGGGCAGGCCCGCGAGGTCGACGTGCCCGTCATCGGCCGCTACGAGATCACCACCGGCCCTTTCCGGGTGGGCGGCCCGTTCGGACGGCGCGTGGTCCGCAACGACAATCCCCTGATGAACTCGGACGCGAAGGCCTACAAGGCTGCGGAGTCGCTGGTCCTGAACCGGCTGACCTCGCAGACCGTCAACGTGTCTGTCCAGTGCCTGCCGAACCCAGCGATCCAGTGCGGTGACCAGGTCACCGTCGAGGCCCCGCAGGTCGACGGCAGGCTCGTTCCGTTCAACGGGGAGGTCGTCGACATGTCCCTCGGCGGTTCCGGCGGGCGGGTCAATGAGATGACGTTGCTGGTCCGCTGCCTCCTCTCGGACGTCGCCCGGGCCCTGAAGAACCACTCGATCGCAGACAAGATCACCGACACCCGGCCTCCCCTGACGCTCGAAACCGTGAACCCGCTGCGGACCATCGACCAGATGAACCTCAGCGGAGACGACGCCCGCTCCTGACCCGACAAGACCGTGGAGGTGCCATGTCCCTGGACGTACTGATGTCCCTGGACGTACTGATAGGGAAGATCGACCCCGGGCGCTCGCGGTCCCGGCTGGGGACCGTGGTCACCGCGGACGGGATCCGGAAGGTCAACGTGGACGGCAACATCATCGAGTGCACGTGGGCGGACCCAATGGTCGTCGACGACGGGGACCCGGTGAACGTCGAGTTCCACACGGCGGGCATTGGCCAATCTCGCGCGCATGTCGCCTCCCGGTCGACCGCTCAGCCGCGGCCGAGGACGGGCAGGGTCACGCAGGTGCCCGCCGGGTCTCCCACGATCAAGGTTGAAGCGCTCGGCGTCACCTACGACGCCGAGCAGGTCAACGGGCCCTACGTCCTCGATGACATCGTCCACCTGGACTGGGGCGCCGGCAGGGTCCGCGCCATGGGCAAGGCCACCATCACCGCGGTCCAGCGTCCACCCGCGGTCATCGCCCCTCCTCCCCCGCCTCCGGCCCGGCCCCGCACCGGGTACCAGTCCGGGGCCGCGATCGGATCCCGAACCTTTTGGATCCAGGGCAACAGCTGGGGGAGCTACGCCGGAGACGGAAACAAGGTCTATCAGGGCTCTTACGGGAACGCATCCGTCACCGGAGCCTGGTTCTACGGCAACCAGTTCCGGAACCTCATCGGCCGGAGCATCACGAAGGTGCAGTTCCGTACCGGACAGCGCCTCGACGTCGGCAACCACGGCCAGCCCGCGACCTTCCACTTCTACGCCCACACCAACCCCAATCAGCCCGGCGGAGACACCAACCGGGTAGCGGGCCCCTTCAACTGGACCGCAGCGCCAGGCAAGGGCCCTGCATGGATCGAACTGCCACCCGAATTCGGGCAGATAATCGCCGCCGGCGGCGGCATCGCGATCTTCGGCGAACCATTCGCGGCCATGCAAGGCGCAACATCACGATCCCCGGAATCCGGGGCCCTCATCCTCGACTGGTCCTACTAGGAGACCCCCATGCCAGCGAAAACCCGCAACCGCGTCGAAATCCCTGTCGGCTCCGACCCGTACAACCTCACCGCCGACCTGAAAAATGCCTTCGAGTCAGCGCTCCTCACAGTCCCTGTCGAAAACGCGGCCGCCCGCGACGCGCTCGCCGCTCTGTTCCCGAACAACACCCTGCCCTTGAACCTCAGCGTCGCTCGAGCAGATCTTCCCGGCCTCATCGAGACATGGACCGGGGCCCGCTGGATCAGCAACTCCGGCGCGATTCACCTCGAGATCGCGCGTACCGCCGGGGTGAACCTTGCCAACAGCCTTTGGGGCCCCGGCACGCCGTCAGAACTGACAGCTGGCGTCAACGGGGGCGCGTCCCGCAACCCATCCCAGTTCAGCTTCCCAGTGAACAACATGGTCGAGGTCGCACTCGAGGGTATCTACGCGCTGTCGTGGGCTGTCACCGACTTCAGTAGCGGCGCCAACGGGTACATCACTATCCGCCGCGACTCCAACAACCAGGTCCTCGCACAGAAGGCACTCTCGAACACCTTCGATGTGACAGCCGAGCGACCCAGCATCTACCTACCCGCCGGCGCCCGCGTCCGCTTCAACTTCCTCACACTCCAAGCGGTGGAGTGCAAGCACCTCCTCTCGATCACGAAGATCGGCTGAGGGCCATGCCGAGGCTCAAGCCATACGGGCCCCGCGGCGTCATCATGCTCTGCCTGGCTGTAGTCTCCCTCGGCAGGGCAATGGCTTACCTACCCTCCGAACACCCGACATTCACCCCGGTCGTCCTTCTGCAATGGCCAATCCCGATCCCCTTCTGGGGTGCAGTGTGGGCCGTCGTCTGCGTCCTGCTCTTAGTGCAGGCCTTCCGCAGGGACCACGCTCTCGCCCTCGCCGTCATGGCCGCCATGTCAACTCTGTGGGCGGGCATCTATATCTGGGTAGCGGCGACGAAGGCGTTCGAGCAGGGCTGGGATGCGTCCCGGGCCTCATGGATCACAGCAGCCACCTACCTTGCCACCGCAGTCACAGTGGTCTGCGTGTCCCGGATGATCAACAGGCTCGACCGGGAGGTGCCGAATGGTTGACACCGTGCTCACGGTCCTAGGGACGCTGATCACCAGCGCGGGCCTCGTCGCCGTCGCCTGGTTCACCTACCGTTCCACCCGCAAAAGAGACTCCGTCACCGAACGGCTGACCGAGCGACGCGACACCATCGCTGACCGCGACAGCATGATCGCCGGGCTGCGCTCCGACGTCACTGAGCTGCGCACCGAGATGAACGCGCAGAAGGACGAAGTCAGCAAGCTCCGCACCGAGGTCGGGCTCGTGCGCGATCACAACAATGCGCTGATCACCTACTGCTACAAGCTCATCGCGGTCATCCGAGGCAACGGCCTAGCAGACGAGATTCCCACCCCGCCACCCAACGGCATCCACATCTAGGAGGAAGCCATGCTCCACGGCATCGACGTCAGCGCCCACCAGCCCGCGAACATCCCCGCGCTCGTGAGCGCCGACTTCGCCATCATCAAGGCCACCGGCGGGACCGGGTACATCAACCCGCACGCGCTCAAACAGCGCTTCGCCGCGCCCCGCCGGGCAGGCTTCTACCACTTCGCCGGCGACGGCTTCCCGTGGACCAAACCCGAAGCCGAGGCCCAGCACTTCCTCGAGCTGTGGCGTGCACTCGCCCAGCCCGGCGACGTCCCCGTCCTCGACTGGGAACCGCCCGCACCCGTCCACGACACCGCATGGGCCTACCGCTGGCTCGACATCGTCGCCGGTGCCACCGGGACTACACCCCTGCTGTACTGCAACCTCAGCGTCGCGACGTCCTTCGACTGGTCCCGCGTGCAAGCGCTCGGCGTCAAGCTCTGGCTGGCCTACTACGGGAACGACGCGCCGATCCACGGCTACCGAGTCCCGAACCTACCGCTGTGGGCGCAGTTCGTCGCCACCGGATGGGGCCACCCTCCGATCTGGCAGTACACACAGAACGGCTACCTGCCGGGCTACGGCGGCAACCTCGACCTGAACATCGCCTACGAGGATCTTTGGGACGCGAGCACCGGTCGGGACCTGGTCCCCGGGGTGAATGTGAGAGTCCCGTGAGTGCTCTCGTGCAACTGCCCGTCCCGGCCGCCATCACCCAGCTCTACGGGGCCCTCGCCACCGCGGGCGTCATCGGGGACCGATACGGCAATCCCATTCAGCAGCTCGTCGCCAAGTACGGGAACTACCAGGACGACGGGCACGACGGCCTGGACCAAGGATCTGCAGTAGGAACGCCTGTCGTCCCGATGCAGGCGGGCCATGTCGACTTCGCCGGCCTCGGCCAGAATATGCCCGAATGGTGCGCAGCAAAGTGGGCGTTCATTTTCGGCGCCGGCGGGTGGCCCTCGGGCAACATCATCTGCATCGACCACTCGGCCATCGTGGGCTTCCCCTTCGGCACCTACTACGCGCACGGCCGTCAGGTCCTCGTCCAGTCCGGCGCCGACGTCGGCCTCAACACGCGGATCATGCTCTCCGGCGGCGATCCGGACGAGCAGCCCGGGTCCGGCCGCTCCGGAGGCCCGCACCTCCACACCTCAGCAGTCCTCCTCGACCGGGTCTACATCGCCAGGAACTGGGGGCGCGTGGACCCCCTGCAGTACCTCCCCGAAGGGTGGACCGTTCCCACCGCCCCGGGAGGCATCGGCGACCCCGCCACCGGACGTCGCCGGACACTCGTCGGACTACCCGGCATCCCCATCTAAGGAAGGCATCATGGCAGACGAAACACTCGAACAGGCAAACCAGCGCAAGTTCAGCAGCATGTTCGACATCCTCTCGGTCCTCGAAGAGATCGTGTACAAGGCCGTTATGCGGGCCCTGAACTGGAAGGTCCTCGACGGCGGCGGCAAAATGCAGTCGATCTTCGACCTGGTCCGCAGCGGCGGTGGAATCTACACGGAAGTCCCCTGGTACGGGGGCGACGGAAAGGTGCAGGCCGGCGCCCGCAAGACCACCACACTGGCCATCGACGCCGGCTGGTCCGACGCCCGTGCCGGAGGGCTCGCCCGCGAGAACGCCGCGCTGCGCGAAGCCATCCGCCAGCTGTCCCTCGGCCAGGGAGTCACGATCGACTACAAGGAGATCGCCCGCGTCGTCGCCGATGAGGCTGACAATCGAGACCGGGACCGCCTCGAAATCACCCCTGCCCCGGCCGCGCTTGCCACGGAAGAGGTGACGGGCTGATGTCACCAACGCAGGCAGCCCACCCCTGGCGGGCGACGCTCCGCACCGCTGTCGCGGTCGGCATCCCGGCATTCCTCGGCCTCGCGGTCATCCTGCCGGCGATCCTCGCCGAGCTGGCCAACGGGCCACTGGGCCCGTACCTCCCGCCCGGGCTCATCGCCTGGCTTCTCGGCTTCGCGGGCCTGATCACAGCAGCCTCCGCCGCGATCACTAGGGTCCTGGCGATTCCCGGCGTCGTCGAGTGGTGCAGGAAGTACCTGTCGTTCATGTCCCCTGACGGTGATCCGCCCGGACGGCACGAAGCCATCTAGGCGGCAGCATCCAAGCACTATCCCGGGCCTCCTAGTGGGGTCCTTTTTCATGCGACCCCACTAGGAGCCACACATGGGAATCATCACCACACTGCTCGGCTTCAAGAAGCCAGACCGACGCGAGCTTCTCCGCACCCTGGCTGACTCCATCAGCCACAATGCACAGGCAGCTCAGGACCTCATCGCCGCGGACCAGACTCGCCTCACGGCAGTCGAGAAGAAGACCGCCGCGCAGGATACCGACATCGCCACAGCCCAGTCCGGCGCAGTCGGCGCAGCCCGGACGTACACGGACGAGCGGGTTGAGGCGTATCGCACCGTTGACCGTGCTCTCTGGCGTTCGGAGGACGACGGGCATCAGGCGGCCGCCGAGGCCAAGGCGAAGACGTACACAGATCAAGAGGTAGGCAAAAAGGACCTCGCCTTCCGCGGCAAGATCCCTGCAGGCACGGATGTCTCGACGTGGAAGACCAGCGCCTTTAATGGATTCTGGCTGGTCGACACAGGGGCCCTCGCCGCCTCAATAACCGGCTTACCCCCGGCGCTCACGACCCCCACCGGCGTCCTCTTCCACCAGGCCTCAGACAACGGCATGCACTTCCAGGAATTCCGTGCCTACGGCAACGGCGTATACGGTACCTACATGAACGAGAACACCACGTTCAACTCCGGTATCTGGCGGGGTTGGCGCCGACTCCTGACCACGGACGATAACAACGGGACGCCGCTCGGCAACGTGAACCTGTCTACGGTCACTACGCCGGGCCGCTACTACCCCGCTGCCAGCTCCTCGGTCACCGCGGCCAACGGCTACCCGTCCGAGTTCGCCGGCCTCGTCGGACCCCTCGAGGTGGAGAACTGGACGAACAACCCGACCACCGCAATCCACCGCATCCAGACGTACAAGCCGTGGTCCTCCAATAAGTTCGCGATCCGGCACATCTACAACGGCGGTGCGGAAGCGGCGTGGGCGGTCTACGAGCCGGGCGCGGACCTCCGGTCCTACGTTGATGGCAAGATCGCCGCGACCATAGCACCCCCCGGTGTGCACCAGCGGGCCGTCCGCCTCAGCAGCCTCCGACACCGGGTGGGCCCGGTATCTACCGGCGGCAAGGGTGCCATCACACTCGTCATGGACCACGGGACGAACAAGGTCAAGGAGATCGTTCCGCTCCTCCAGGCCCGCGGCCTCCGCGCCACGCTCGCCCTGAACTCCGACATGTACAACCCAGCCACCCCCCGCTACTCCACGAACAACCTCACGACCTGGTCCGAGATCAAGGGCTGGCATGACGCGGGCACATTGGAGATCGCCAATCACGGGCGCACCCACTTCGCCGGCACGACTTACGCCGAGATAGACCATGAGATCCGCGGCGGGCGCACCGAGCTTGAGACGAACCTGCCGGGCGTCGTCGTCGACTCGTGGGTCCAGCCGGGATCAGGCAGTAGCCTCGGGTTCGAAGACGGCACAACCCTCGCCGCCTACTACGAAACCGACGCCGGCCGGATCATCCTCGACAACCACGCCGTCGTGACCGGGCAAGTCCCCGGCACCCGGCTCCTGCCCCTGACCGGGGAACCGATCATCGGGTTCAGCGGCTCCTGGATCGACACCGGGCAAGCCGACATCGACAACGTGAAGAACCTGATCACCTCCGCGGGGGCACAGAAGCGCGGGTTCACCATCCGGTTCCACCCTGAGTCCCTCGACCGGCCGGATAGGATCACCACCGCGCAGCTCACTGAGTTCCTCGACTGGATTGTCGCCCGCCCCGACGTCGTCGTACTGCCGTTGCGTGAGTTCGCAATCGCCACACGCTAACATCGCCGCTACCAGGGCTGCGTATGCCGGGATGCTCCAGCTTCAACCCCGGCACCGCGCGGCGTCATGAGACCGCATAGCAAAAGCGCCCCATCCTCCTCGTGAGGGTGGGGCGCTCTTGGCCGTCACTCAGACTGGCGGCGGCGGATAGTCGGGAACGTACGGCCTGGAATCGACCGTCAGGGTTTCTGTCCAAGCTGTAAATCCGTTGATTCTCAGATCAATCGACGTGCGGCCCAGATCATCCGCAATCAGCGGGATCGGAAGAGTCTCGGTCCAAGGCTGGATTCCACGCGGAAACCACGGCGTGTCCCAATGCTGCTCCACAGTGCCCACCACCGATGCCCCCTGCGCAACCTCCGGGATATAGATGCCCCGCGGACCTCCCTCCCCTAACGTCGCGGTAACTTCCATTTGACGCCCGACATCCACCTCGTACCAGTGCAGTCGGCAGACGACAACTAGCGCGAAGACAGTCGGCAAGGAAGGGAAGGTCACACCTTGAACAGGGAAGGGCTTATAGAGAGCGTCCCGTCCCGTCCAGATACCATTTCCTGGCGAAACCAGAGCCGCCATGTCAACGCGGTCAGATGGTCTGAGAGCATGTTCTTGGAGCCACTCCGCTACATCTGAGAATCCGATGAGATTAGTACTGGCCGAGAGAGCAAATGCTTCCTTCGCGATAAGCGGCAAACTACGAAGCTGCTCGCCATTCAGGCGAAGAAATAGTTCCATAGAGGCCCATGCTGTCCGCTTATTGCCGTCGGTGAAATACTGCGTACTAGCGATGCCATGGAAGAGCGCTGCAGCCTTCTGAAATATGGACGGGAACAGGTCCTCTCCCATGTGCGTGTGCATCGGCCTCCCGGACGCGGCTTCAACGCCACCGCGGTCTTTCACGCCACACCCCGGGCCACCGAATCGTCGGTTCAACGCCACGATCGCATCGGCTTCTAGGTATCGAGTCACCGGCGGGAGAGCCGCTCGAATAGCGGCGCCCACTCCTCCGCCATCTGCTCAGCTAGTTCGAGCGTGGCATCTACATCGACGTAGTCGTGTCCGTCACGGGAGTGACTAGGAGCATTGGCGAATGTAAGCGGTTCACGCTGGTCTTGCCGGGTCGATGACATCAGCCAAGCCTACTACTCGCTGCGCACCGTTATCGGGCTGCGTCGTTGGCGCAAAGTACGGTGCTTGCATGGAACACAAGCCCCGCCCGGGCTGGCACGGCATCCCACCGTCGCGCGACCGGTTTGTCGCGCCCGAGTCACTGCCGCAGCCCACTGAGGACGTGCACTGGACGACGGAGAAGGCTCCACCCGTGTGGGCCGACCTGACATACCCCGGCGACGTCGCGCAAACAGTGAAGGGGTTCGCGATGGCGTGGACCCGTGAGCTCGTACAGGTGCAATGGGTCGAGTACTCGATGGCCCGGACGGCGTGGGTCCGCGCCAATGTCGTTCGCCGGCGGAAGCTCGAAGACCGGCGGCCGGACCGCGACGGCTAGGATGCTGTCCAATGCAGGCCCGACACTGAAGGGGACTCAGTGAAGTCGAAGAACGAGAAGCATGCTGCGCGGCTGGAAAAGGCACAACGGCAGGCGGATGGCTACGACGCCCAGTTCGAGGGCCCAGTGGTTCCTCTGACACCGAAGGCGGCCAAGGAAGCCGCCTACCGCCCTTCACTGCTAGCCGGCCTCATAGGCGGCATCTGGTGGCCAATGGGATGGAAGCAGGCAAACCGCGAGAAGCGGGCAGCCGAGCTTAGGTGGGGTGCGATGACACCTGAACAGCGCAGAGCCCATCACCACGCGACTATGAATTTCGGGCAGGGCGGCGGGTAGCCCGCGCTAGAAGCGCAGGCCTTGCAGCGCCCGCTCGCTGGCGTCAGCGGCCCCTTGGAGGGCATCGGGCATGCGGTGCCCATAAATCCGGTCGGTCATGTCGGTGGAGCTGTGTCCGAGCCGCCTGCTGACGCTGAACAGGGACTGTCCGTCCTGAATGAGCCAGGACGCATGCGTATGCCGCAGGTCGTGGATCCGCGGCGTCTTCGTCAGGCCGTCTGCTTGCGCTCGCCGGACCGCGGGCACCCAATGGTGGTGCCAGAAGAGCTTGTGCTGCACGCGGCCGCCCTGGGGTCCGGTGAAGAGCAGCTCGTCGCCGGGGCGGCTGGCGACGAGCGGTATCAGCGCCTCCACGAGAGTCGGCGGCAGGGAGACGGTTCTCTTGCTGTGCGGGGTCTTCGTGACCCCGACGTAGTGGCCCTTGGACCCGTCTCGCTTCCACGCCTTCGTAATGCGCACGGTCGGGGGTTTGGCGAGCAGGTCGACGTCGCCCACGGTAACGGCCGTTGCCTCGCCGTACCGGGCTCCTGTGAGGACGAGGAATGCTGCCAGGTTCTGGTACTGCTCATCGAGCTGCCGGTGCACCATGGCGAACTCGGTGGCCGTCAGGAATTGTGCGTCGTCCTCCACCTTTTCGGTGCTCGGCAGCGCGGTGCCCCGGCAGGGATTGTCTCCGCGGTAGCCGTACCGGACGCCGGTCTCCATGGCGCTGGCGAGGAGCCCGTGCACGTTGCGGACGGTCTTGGGGCTCAGCCCCTTGTCCATCAGCGATCGAACCCAGTGGGTGACGTGCTTGTGGTCGAGCTTGTCGATCGGGATGTGGCCTATGACGCCAGCGATGTGGCGCTCGAGCATAGTCCGGTAGTTGTGGATCGTCTGCTTAGTCGGCCGGATGAGTTGGTCGATGTGCTCGGTCACGACGGCAGCCACGGTAGGCGTCGTGGTGTTGTTCTGGACGATGGCGTGCTGCGCGATCTCGAAGGAGTTGCCGTTGGTCTCGAGCAGCCTCCTGAGCGTCTCGGCCTCCCCTCGGGAGTCAAAGGTGATGCCCTGGGCCCGCTTCGACTGGGGATCCCGCCACCGCACGGTGAATGACTTCGAACCGTCTTTGCGGGTGCGTTCCATGATGCTCGCCATGGCGATAATCAT